CACCAGCGGGCGATCGCGGTTACGGGCCTCTTTGGACACTCGGCCGACGAGACCGCCGCGGGAACCCTGGCGGAGGCGCTGGACTCCGCAGAGACCGGCGTCGACGTCTCCGACGGCAGCCTGATCGGCGTCGGCAGCATCATCAAGGTCGACAGCGAGCGGATGATCGTCACCGGCCGGTCGGCGCTGGACACCACGGTCGACATCCACGGCAGCGACAGCCTGACCGCGCTGGCCAGCGACGTGTCCATCACGCTGACCACGGCCACGAACGCACCGGTCGCCGGTGAGGTCATCCTCATCGACTCGGAGCGCATGCTCGTGGTCGACGTCGCCGGTACGACGCTGACGGTCAAGCGCGCCTGGGACGGCTCCGTCCTGGCGACGCACGCGGCCGGCGCCGGCATCTACGCGTACCGGACGCTGACCGTCCAGCGCGGCGCGCTGGGTACGACGGCCGCCGCGCACGACACCGCCGCGCCGGTCACGCGTCACGTCGTACCCGGACTGGTGAACCAGCTCTGCGTGGCGGAGTCACTCGTCAGCATCCAGGGGGAGCTGGGGGCGTACGCCCAGCGGGTTGGCTCCGGCGACAACCAGCGGGACGCGGCGGGTGGCGGCATCGACGGAATCCGCGCACAGGCCGTGCGCGCCTACGGCCGCAAGATGCGAAAGGCGGCGGTGTAGTGCCCACGAGAGTGAACGTAACCGGACCGCTGCTGAACGGCGACGCACCCGGCGTCATCGGCGACCTGCTGGACGACGCCGAGCACGAGGTCGCGCAGGCCGGGGTCAACGCCGTCAGGACCGAGCTGGGCCGCGTACTTCGCCGGCCGACGGGACGCTACCGGTCGGCCGTTCAGACGGACCGCCGCGGCGACTCGATCGTCGTGACGGACGGCGGCGTCATCTATGGGCCGTGGCTGGAGGGCACCGGCAGTCGCAACCGGACCACGCGGTTCCGCGGCTACAGCACCTTCAGACGGGTGACGCAGCGGCTGCAGGCCGACGCCGTCCAGTTGACCGAGCCGGTCGTAGAGACGCACCTGAGGAGGCTCCGGTGAGCCACGAAGCGCGTTACCTGCTGGTGCTTGGTGTTAGTGCAGTCGCAGCGGCGGCCCTTGGCGTCTGGTTGTGGGGTCTGCTTCTTGGCTGGTGGTCGGTGTGAGCCTCGACCTGACGACCCTCATCGACCGCGTCGCGTCGCACGCGGCGGCCACCGGTCACTTCGAGCGCGTCAACCAGCACGAGCCGAAGAGCGCGCCCGGAAACGGGTTGAGCGCCGCCGTCTGGGTTCAGCGCGTCCAGCCTCACCGGTCGTCCGGGCTGGCGGCCACCAGCGCGCTGGTCACGCTGATGCTGCGCATGTACTCCAACATGCTGCAGGAGCCGCAGGACGAGATCGACCCGCGCATTGGCGGCGCCGTCGACGCGGTCATCACGGCGCTGTCCGGCGACTTCGAGCTGGGCGGCAACGCCCGGTGCGTCGACCTACTGGGACAGGGCAACCCGGGGGTAGCCGCGCAGGCCGGCTACCTGACCATCGGCACAACGATGTACCGGGTCATGGACATCAGTGTTCCGATCATCGTGAACGACGTCTGGAGCCAGGCGGTATGACTGACATGGATGACAAGGTCACTCAGAGGCCTCCGGGAGCCGGCAACGGTGGGGTTCTCATTACCTTCCAGCACATGTACGACCAACTTCAACTGCTGGTTGGTGAGCTGCGCGACGTGAACTCGGCTATGAAGACTCACAACGCATCAATGATCGACCACGAGGTTCGTCTTCGTGCGCTGGAGAAGTGGCGGTACAGCCTGCCGGCAGCACTTGTCATTTCAATTGGGTCGGCGGTCGCGGCCGTCATCGCGGCGACCAACGGCGGGTAGGGGGTCTCGATGACGAAGCAGACCGGCCTAGGTATGAACTGCTACGTCAGTGGCTACGACCTGTCCGGTGACGTCGGCAGCATCAAGAGCATCAGCGGCGGGAACAAGCCGCTGGAGGTCACCGGCATCGACAAGTCGGCGCCCGAGCGACTGGGTGGGTTGCGGGACGGCGCCGTCAACTTCTCGTCGTGGTTCAACCCATCGGCCGGTCAGGCGCACCCGGTCCTGTCCGCACTTCCGACCGCGGATGTGCTCGCCACCGTCACGGCGGCGACGGCGCTGGGTAGCGCGGCGGTGTCCCTCACCGGTAAGCAGATCAACTACGACGGCGACCGCAAGGACGACGGCTCGCTGGCGTTCGACGTCAACGCCCTCGCGAACGGGTTTGGCCTGGAGTGGGGCGTCCTGCTGACGGCCGGCAAGCGCACCGACACGGGAGCCACCAACGGCACCGCAGTCGACCTCACCACGGTGTCGACCGAGTTTGGCTGGCAGGCGTACCTGCACGTGTTCGCATTCACTGGTACATCCGTAACGGTGACCCTGGAGGACTCGGCGAACAACACCGACTTCCTGCCGCTGACCGGCGGTGCGTTCACGGCTGCGACGGGAGTAACCAGCGAGCGGCTGCAGGGCGGTCGCACAGCGACGGTCCGGCGGTACGTCCGTGCGGTCACGTCGGGAGTGTTCAACCCCGCGACGTTCGCGGTGATGTTCGTACGAAATGAAGTGGCGGTGGCGTTCTGATGCAGCCGTTCCGGATCACACCCAAGCTTCCCGTCCAGGCCATGAAGACGTACCAGATTCACGCGCCGGCATCCACGCACTTCCGGGCCGCAACGTGCGCCGAGGTCGAGTGCGGTGCGTACACGAGCGGTTGGCGGACCACTGTGGACGAGTCGACGGAGCTGGGCCAGGGCCAGGCGTACTACATCCGGAAGCAGTCGGGTCGCCTGTTCACGGAGCACCGCAACGAGGCCAACCTGACGGTGTTCACGTTCGAGGCTGGCCAGCGCTGCTTCCAGGCCGACGCCCACCGAACGCGGGTTGAACGTCCGGAGATCTACGTCGTTCGTAACGGCGACTGGCGCGGGTACGGCGAGGCACGGCGCTACAGCCGTGCGGAGGACTGGGTGGACGACTTCGCCAACAACCAGGACCAACTAGCAAGGAGACTTGAAAGTGGCTAAGCAGACTGGTCTCGCGTGGACCACACTCACCGTTGAGGATGCGGACGGCTCCACGGCGCGAGACATCAGGAACGACGTGACGAACGTCGGCTGGGGTATGCCGCGCGGCGCGCAGGAAGTGACCGGCATCGACAAGTCAGCCTACGAGCGGCTGCTGCTTCTGGCGGACTTCAGCATCGAGATCAACGGCGTCTGCAACTTCGGCGCCGTGCCCAGCGCGACGTCGCACGGCGTGTTCGCCACGGTGCCCAGCACCTCGGTTCAGCGGACCACCGTTCTCGGCATCGGCGGCAAGTCGCTGACGAACCAGGTGCTGTACACGGACTACGCGATCAACCGTACCGAGAACGGCGAGCTGACATTCAAGGCACCCGGCGTGCTGGCCGACGGCACCGTTCCGACGTGGGCGTGAGCCATGGGTTTCGTCAACGACAGGACGTACAAGCTGGTCTTCGCGGACCCCGAGTTCGCGGGACTGGAGGTGCGTGCGCGCTCCATCTCGATCCGGAAGATGCTGGAGATCGCCAAGTTCGACCGGAACGACCTGGATGAGGGACAGGTCGAGCTTCTCCTGGCCACGTTCGCCAAGGCACTCGTTAGCTGGAACCTGGAGGAACCGGAGGGTGAGCCGGTACCGGCCACGCTGGACGGCCTGTACGCGCAGGACATCGGGTTCGTGATGCAGATCATCTTCGCCTGGATGGAGGCCGTGGCCGCTGTGCCGACCCCTTTAAGGGAGAAGTTGAGCGGTGGCAAGCAGTTCCCGGAGGTGTCACTGCCGATGGAGACGTTGTCACCAAGCCCGCCGAGCTAGCGGAGGCGGAGATGATCGTCCGCCTGTGCGAGCGGTTTGGCTGCCTCCCCAGCGCGCTGCTGGAGGAGGACGCGGAGCTGCTGCGCTGGGTTCGACTTGAGGCCCTGACCAGACCCGCCGAGGAGGTGGCGCATGAATGAGGTCGAGATCGTCATCACGAGCAAGGACCAGACCTCCGCGGGTTTCAAGTCCGCGCAGTCCGGTGTGAAGGACACCGGGAAGGCGTTTGACCAGTTCGGCGAGAAGATCGGTGACCAGGAACGCCGCTGGCAGGGCCTGCGGTCGAGCATCACCGGCACCACCGACGTCGCCGGTGGTGCTGCCGCCATCATGAAGGGCGACCTACTGGGCGGCTCGGTGCTCGTAGCCGGCGGCCTCGCGGACCTGGCGCAGGGCTTCGCCGACACGCTGATCCCGATGGTGAAGGTGGCCTTCCAGTTCGTCGCGCACAAGGCCGCGATGGTGGCGCACGCCGCCTGGTCGGGGATCGTCGCGGCGAAGACGGCGATTTGGACCGGCGTGCAGTGGGCGCTGAACGCGGCCCTGTTGGCGAACCCGATCGTGTTTGTGATCGTTGCCGTGGCCGCTCTCGTCGCGGCGATCGTGCTCATCGCGACGAAGACGGACTGGTTCCAGCGGCTGTGGAAGGTGGCCTGGGGCGGCATCAAGGACGCGGCCCAGGCCGTCGGAGGCTGGTTCGCCAACACGCTGTGGCCACTCATCAAGCGACCGTTCGACCTGTGGATCGCCTACCTGCGACTAGTTCTCACCACCGTCGTCAACACGTTCAACGCCGTCGTGGGCTTCGTTCGTAGTCTGCCCGGCAAGATAGCCTCCGCCGCGTCAGGTATGTGGGACGGCATCAAGAACGCCTTCCGCTCCGCCCTCAACTGGATCGTGGACAAGTGGAACAACTTCCGCATCCCAGCGATCCGCGTCGCGGGCGTCCAGGTCTCACCTGAGATTAACTTCCCCAACCTGCCGCACTTCGCCAGCGGCGGTTTCGGTCGTGGTCTGGCGATCGTCGGTGAGCACGGCCGCGAGCTGGTTGACCTCGGCGCCGGTGCGCGCGTGCACTCAAACGCCGCAACGGAGCGGATCCTGGCCGGCACGGCGCAGTCCAGCGCCTCGCAGGTCCTGCTCCTGGACCCCAACGGCGGGCGCCTGGTGGAGGCGCTCATCTTCACCATCGCGGAGGCCGTCCGTAAGCAGGGCGGCCGGCCGGACGTCCTCGGAATCAAGCTCACGTAGGAGAACGACATGCACCGCTACAAGACCTGGAACGGCCCGATGCCGACCACGGCCGCGCAGGCGGCGGTGTCCACCGGCACGGCCATCAAGACGATGCTGCAGCTGGCCACACCGGCCACGCGGCAGATCCAGCTCATCTCGTGGGGCTTCACCCTGGACGACCCGCCGGGCGCCGACGCGGTCATCGAGCTGCTGCAGACCGACGTCGCCGCGACCGTCACCGCGCACATTGCCGCGGGGGTGCAGCCGCTGGACCCGAACGCGCCGCCCTCCCTGCTGACCCTGGGCACGTCCGCGACCGGCTACACGGGCTCGGCGGAGGGCTCGATCACCGCCACCCGGGTCTTCGACGCGGTCGCGCTGTCGTCGGTGTCCGGGGAGTCGCCGCTGCACTACGCCTACCAGTGGATGCCCGACGAGCGCCCGATCATCGCGATCTCGAAGTTCCTGCGCGTCCGGGCGACGACGCCGACGACCGCCGTGGACATGCGCTGCTGGATCTGCTGGGACGAGTGAGTAGATGCGGGGGTCGGTCGCGCCGCGCGTAGCGGGTTGGTGGAGGCGAGCTGGGGCTAACGTCCCCGGTCCGCTGGCGGTCAGCTCTGCCCCCGTCGTGTTCGACGCCAACGGCCACATCAACTACAAGGCGGAGCTGTACGTCAACGGCGCCTGGCTGGACATCACCACGCGTGTGCGGGCGCCCGGCGGCACGACGGGCTTCGACATCAGCCGCGGCCGGCCCGACGGTCAGACGCGAGTCTCGTACGGTCGCTGCTCATTCATGATCAACAACCGGGACGGGCTGTTCTCCAACCGGAACCCCAGCAGCGTCTACTTTGGACTGCTGGGCCGCAACACGCCGTTCCGCCTGTCCGTCGCGGACAACTTCCGCTTCCACGGTGAGATCGCCGAGTTCCCCCAGCGCTGGGACACCACCGGTCGCGACGTCTGGGTGACCATCGAGGCCGCAGGTGTGCTGCGCCGGCTGGGCCAGGGCGCGAGGCCACTCAAGTCACCTCTGCGTCGCGCGATCCTGGCCAGCAGCCCGGTGGTTTACTGGTCGTTGGAGGATGCGGCCGGGTCGACGCAGGGCGCGTCGTCAGTCAGTGGGATAGCCCCGTTGATCGTGTCAGGAACTGTCACGTTCGCATCGTCCGATGTGGACATCCCCGGTTCCGCTGGGGCTTTGGACGCTAGTGGGGGCGGCAGGTTGGACGCTGCCCTACCCACGTTCGCGTTCACCATCGACTTCGGGTGGGGTCTGGACTTTATCGCGTCGTACAAGACCGCCACCCCGGGTGGCGAGGGTGTGCTGGTCAGCCTTGAAACAACCGGTGCGACGTACACGTTCACGTTGAGCACGACTGACTTGACCGTGGGGGAGCCGCACCACGTTGCGTACTGGTTCTACCAGAGCGGCGCCGGTGGGGTAGATCTCAGCATCGACACCTACTACGACGGAACATTCTTCGACACCGAAACTTTCGCGAGTACCGCACTGCCGTCACCGACGGCGGTCCACATCAACCCGAACAGCTTGACCGATGACACGCTGCCGGTGATTGCCCACCTGTCCATGCATGATGTGTCCGCGGACTTGGCCCTGGACGCTGCGGCGGCTCTGTCCGGTTACGCTGGAGAAACTGCGGCTGACCGTCTTGCCAGGCTGTGCGCTGAGGAAGGTCTCTCGTTCGTCCTAGTTGGTGATGCAGCTGACACTGCTGCGATGGGTCCGCAGCAGATTGACACGTTGGTGAATCTTATCCAGCACGCCGTAGACGCTGATCAAGGAATGCTGTACGAGCCGCGTCAGATCCTCGGTCTGGCATACCGCACGCGCACCAGCCTATACAATCAGGTCGCAGCGATACTGGACTACTCTGCCGCGCACCTGTCCGGTGAGCTGGCACCCATTGACGATGACCAGCTCCTGCTGAACGACGTCGAGGCCCGGCGCATCGACGGGTCGTCCGCCCGGTACACCGTCGACACCGGCCCACTGTCCACGCAGGACCCGCCGGACGGGGTAGGCACCTACGACGAGTCGCTGGAGTACGACGTCTACGCCGACAACCAGCTGCTGGACATCGCCAGCGAGCGTGCGCACATCGGCACCTGGGACGAGGCTCGCTACCCCACCGTGAGCGTCAACCTGGCGCGTGCGCCGTTCCGTGCGGATGCCAGCCTCCTCAACGGCGTCGTCGGTCTGGACATCGGTGACTACCTGGCCGTCGACAACCCGCCGGCCTGGCTGCCACCGAACCTCATCGAGTTGCTGTTGCAGGGCTACACGGAGCATTTGACGGCGTTTGAGTGGCGGTTGACGTCCAACAACACCCCGTACGGCCCGTACCGGGTGTTCCGGATCGAAGGTGGAACGTTGGGTGTTTTGGGGCTTGCCGGGCAAACCCTCGACGGTGAGCACGCCGCGAACGATGGGACGTTGAGTGTGGCCACGGCAGCCGGGTATCCGCTGCTCGCCACAAGCCTGACCGTGTTCGCCGACATCATGATCGCCGGTGAGCGGATGACTGTGCAGGGTGTGGTCGGCGCGTCGTCCCCGCAAATTGTGACGGTCACCCGGGCGGTTAACGGGGTCAGCAAGGTGTTGCCGGCCGGTTCTGAGGTCAAACTGTTTCCACGAACGGGGATAGCGCGATGACTTCACCTTTTAACGCACTTCAGGAGCCGACTGCGGCGCAGTTGAACCAGGCAGTTCAGAAGATTATCAGGCGTGGTCGGCGGGTAACTTCGTCCTCCGCCTCCACGTCCACAACGGACATCGGCGTACTGCGTGTGTCGTCGATTCCGGTCCTGTCTGGGGATCTTGTCGCCGTCCAGTCGAGCCCACTGGGCCTGGACAGCTCCGTGACCAACGACGAGGTCAGGGCCCGGGTCCGGTACCGGCTCGACGGCGTGGACGCCGGGGTCACCGACACGATCCTGCCCGGGTCGAAGATCCAGACGCGACAGACCGACGCCAACGTCCCCGAACATAAGACCATCTTCGCCACGTTGCCGATCGCGGCTGACGGCACCCTGTCGGTGCTGCTGTGCGTCGCGCGGCTCGCCGGCACCGGGAACGCGACCATCTTCGCCGACGGCACCGAGGACATCATCGAGCTGTGCGTGTGGAACATGGGCCCCGACCCCGGCGACACGGGCGTGGACATCTAAAAGATCGCCCCAGCGGGTTAGGTACCCACTGGAGCGATCCCGTAGTCGTTGCCTAGACTGGGTCTCGGTGAGCGGGCGCGGTAGGGACGCGCCCGCTCCTCGCGGCCAGCAACTCGCCGTACGACACGTTGAGCGTGTCGGCCAGCCAGGCGCACCAGAAGGCGTCGGGCGTCCGCCCGCCGCACTCCCAGCGCGACACCTCGTTCCGGGTAACGGTCGGGCAGAGGGCTGCGACGCTGAGCCGCTCCGCGAGCTGCCGCTGGGACCAGCCGCGCTGCCGGCGCAGCCGGGCCAGCCACTGGCCGAAGGTCTCGCTCACTCGCTCTCCCCCGTCCCGGCGGCCGCGGCCTCCGCCTGCTCCAGCAGCGCCCGGACCTCCCTCAGGGTCCGGGCCGCGGCCGCCTCCGCCAGCAGCGTGCGCACGACCTGCAGCCGGTTGACCAGAACGGCGCGGCTGACCCGGCCAGCTCCCTCGCCGGCGCCGCGGGTCCGCGCCTGCAGGTGCTCGGGCAGCCCGTTGGTCGCGACGCTCTCCAGCGCGGCGGCCAGGACCTGCGCCTCCTCCTGGCTGGCCCGGCCCTGCTCCGCCCGCCAGATCTTGGCCGGCGTCAGGCCGGTCAGCTCCGTCAGGACGGCCCGGGACAGGCCCAGGGCGTCGCGCTGCTCGCGGACGCCGGTCGTCTCCTGCTTCTTGGCCACTCGATCTCTCCCATCACTTGGTCCGCTCGTCCCACAGTTTGGGACGATCGATGCCAATATATTAGGACATCACAGACGTGTAAACAGGCGATGAACTACTCCCGACAGTCCGACAGTACGAACCTGCTGCACTACCTGTGGCGGCTCGGCATCGTCGGGTACCACGGCGGCTCGGTCATGGTCCACCTTGGACGGCCGGTGGCCGC